GTTTGCCTCGCAACTCAAACCAGAAGAATTTCTGGTTCCTGCCAATATTACAAGGCAGGCGCAAATCAACAGGACAGAGGTCACCATGAACTATGGTAACACCAACTACGTGGAGTATGAGAAGATTCACAAGCCCAATTGGGCCAGGGGGTTCGTCGATTTCGATGTGCCCTGTAGGGTGTTGCCGGTAGACGAAGCATTGTTTGGAAATCCGCAGAGAAAGTTAGCCTCTATGGCTTCCAGTTCCAAATATATGGGATGGTCATTTAAGACCAAAGGAAGGCAGAAAAAGGAGATGATAAATTTTCAGAACAAGTATGCCCATCCCTTACTTAGGGAAACAATAGAGAGTTATAGGAAGCAGGCCCTTGAAGGTCCAGTACATCCTTTGGTGGAGGTTTTTGCAAAAGATGAACTTCTAGCCCATGAAAAGGTGTATACGGACAAGCCTCTACCTAGATTGATAAATGGTCACGATTTGGCGTATAACGCTTTATTGCGTTGCTACTTTGGAGATTACCTCAATCATTTGTCAAGCCACCCTTCTAGAAGCTCTTGTGCCATCGGAGTTAATCCATGGTCTCATGAGTGGCTGGACTTGCATCAATCTGCTACTAAGTTTGATCACCTTCTAGGTGGAGACCTTTCTAAACAGGAAGCGGTTACACAGTTACTTTTTGTAGACGCTTTTTGGGCGCATCTGGACAGTTTCTATAATTACCAGGGTGACGACAAGATTATAGCTAGGAACCTTCTAGCTGGACTAGATACTTATTATTTTCTGTTTGATGGTGCCATTTACATGACCACCAGAGGACATTCATCTGGCCATTTCTTAACTGCTCTGTTCAACAGTTTTATGGTTTACACGCTGCATAAGTTGGCGTTTGAAGAAGTATATCCTGATGATTCTTTCCATAATTGTGTATCTTTAAAGGTTTTGGGAGATGATTCTGCGGGCTCTGTAGACCATGCTCACAGTGATTTCAACATGACATTTATTTCCAAGTTTGCTAAGGAGAAGTTTGGTATAAAGTACACTGCTCCTGACAAAAAGGCTGAGGTAAAGCCCTTTCTAGAACCAGAAGAATTTATTTTCTTAGGGAGGGAATTTATCAAGGACAATGATAGCGGTATGTTGCTTGGAAGGCTTAGGAAAACTGCTATAAACGATCTGCTCATATACAGCAGAGACATAAAAGGCATGACCAAGCGAGATGTCATCCAGTTGAGATGTGATGTAGCCTTTACAGAGATGGCACTCTATTCTAAGGATGAATACGAACAGTTGGCTAGAAAATATATTGAGTCCCATGGTTCGAAGCCCAGGCCTTATGTGCCAGAATGGGCAACTCTTAGGACTCAACTTAAGCAGTCGTATTTTAAAAACGACTATTCTTACGACAAACTTCTGGTGGTTAAAGCGCCAGGTTTATCAGCCG